GTTCAGCTTTTTAATTTCAGTGTATCTGCCGCCTTTTCCAAGGTACTGCTCGGCAATATTCCAAAGGGTATCACCCTTGACTACCGTATGGATACGGTAATCCGGCTCGGAACTTTCGTCTGCGGGATAGATGACCGTACCGTCATTGGCAAAAACAAAAGTGCCGGGGTTCTTATCTGCGGCCGCCTTTGCATTGGAAAGAATACGATACGCACCTACCTGGGATTTGCTGTCCTTCCAAGTCTTACGCACACGGTAATAACCGGATGTCAGCTTTTCAGGATAA